CGGCCGAACAGCTCGGCGCGAACCACGTCAAAGAATGCTGCAGCATCGAAGCGCTCTACTGTCTCAGGCTGATGTTCTTCAACCATTGCGCACCTCCACAAAATACTGCCGGTCTCGATGCTCCTGTTGCTTGCCGATGTTCCAAGTTTCTACGGGTCTGTGGTATCCCATCACCCGCGACCAGACCTCGCAGCGCGTGCGTTCCTCGTCTTTCAAAATCACCTTGGTCATTTCGCATCCTCCGGCCGACCGTCCCGCGCTACCGCCGCGTTGGCCCAGAACATTGCCTGTTCCAGACTGGTAATGGCCAGGCTCTTCTCCCGGCTGTCGGGCGCAAGCGCATTAACGGCGCTCGCAGCCAAGTGCATTGCATCGCGCACTTCTTCGTGCCGTTTGACTTTCTCAGCGTCCGGAGCGTGATAGTCGAAATCCCAAGCTAGTCTGTCGGAGTTCATCGAATGGCCTCCAGCTTCCGCCCGCCGTTCTCGTCAGGAACGGTTCTGACGCCAGGGACAAACGTTATAGCCTCAGCAACGGCATAAGACCCATCCGGGTTGCATTGTTGCGTCGTCACTTGAACGACGCACCCGACCCCGGGAATCTTCATCGCCTTGGCGGATTTCATCCAGCCTTGGTTTTCGCTGAATGCTTTGCAGAGCAGCTCAAACATATCGCCGTTGCCGATGACGATCACATCCGCAACTTTATCCCGAGTATCGGCCTCGTTCACATTGTCAAGTGTCTTGGCTTCTTGCATCTCTATTTGCCTCGTCTTCGCTTATTTGGTTGCCATCATCATCCTGATCCATGATCAGTCGTATTTGCTCAACTGGAGAGCAATGTACGCGCTTGCGTCCTTCCAATGGATAGTGCGGGCACCCTGAGATATAGCCTCGAGGGCTGTCCGAGATCAACGCTCCGCACACCGAGCAATAAAAATGACTCAATTCTATTGTCCTCTTGTGCCTAGGGCTTATGGATCTGCCTCGTCTAATATCGCCCTTCCAGCCCTGTTCGCTTGCCTCGAAACGGTAGCCGTCACCGTCTCCAGGACTCGGATCAGCTCTTTGCGCTCTTCGGTCTTTGCCATCGAGTCCTGCCGTCTATCGTTTTCGACCAACTCCAGGTAATCGGACATCCGTCCCATCGAGAGTGCGAATTGTTCGTCACGAGACGCAGACCTGAAATAATCCCCAGCCGACAGGATAGCGATGATCACTACCACCGCCAGCACCCATCCTTTGTCAGCTGGCGCCATCGACGCCAGGCCCGTCTTTGCTACGCCGCTCCAATCCTGGCCCGCAATCCGATCCTGCGGACTGGCGTAATCCTGCGGTGGCGGTGGGTGCTCTCCCATAATCTCTTACATCGGAATCTTGAACACCTGGCCAGGGTAGATCCAATTGGCATCCCTGATTTGGTTCGGGCCTTGCCCCTCGTTGGCCTCGAAGATCCTGGGGTACTGGTTCGCATCGCCGTAATACTTCTTCGCGATAGCTGAAAGCGTGTCACCCTTCGCGACCGTGTACTCTTCGTAGTGTCCGGAGCCTTTACCCGCTTTCTCGGCCTCAGCCTCGGCTAACTGTCTCTTCAGGTCTTCAATTTTGTCGCTCATATCGTTGCCTCGCATGTTTACTCAACAAGAACGCCATTGCGGCAAATCAGGTCGCCTTCCAGGGTACGATCCGGCAGGTATCGAACTCTCGCTTCCCAATCGCCCGACAGGTAGGTATGGTTCGGCGCGACCATGACGCACAGCTCACCAGGGAAATCTTCCGACCCCACTATAGTGACTACCGGTGCGATGTCCTGTACGCCACCTGGCAGGAAGCCATCCACCAAGACCTTGCCGGCGAAGGTCGCATACCCGCTTGCCGTAGTCGCGCCGAGATCGGATACCACCGTTACGTCGCCGTTTCGCTCGAACTGATTTTGGATAGTTTCCAGGCTCCACGGGTACTGCGCAAAACCGGACTCACTCTCCATCCGAATGTCGGCCAAAGCCAAAATCGGGAGGGCTGCCAGCAGAAAAACAATTAATCTCTTCATTTCATTTGCCTCGCAACAATGGGTGCGGCCCCGGCCCTTTCGGGTTGTCGACGACGAGGCGCGTCTAGGGGCCGCATGGTAGGGCCGCGCCTCGCTTGTCTCATTTCTTTCGCTTCCGTTTGCCCCGGCCTCGCACTTCAAGCTCTGGCTCAGTATCGAAATACGGCATCGTAGTGGAATCTTCCGTAGCCAACAGATGCGTGCGGACCTCTTGGGCTGAGCCTTTGAGCAGGGCCAGGTTCCACTGCTCCTTGTCGGGCTTGGCATAGCCGGCAGGTGTCTCCGTTGCCCAGACCCGCACAGAATTTCCAGCATCGTCCGTCTGCCACTCGGATACCTGCTCGACAAACGCCCCCGTGGTGTAAAGGTAGGCGGTCCACTCGGAGTCGTTGTAAACACCTATCGCCCTGGAGGTCGGGTCACGACCTTTCGAAGCCCCATTAATCTCGGCACGCCAACCCCAGCCAGCCCAAGTGCCCTCGAAATACTTATGTTGGATCTCGACAAAATACGGAGTATTGATCTGAAACTTGCCAGTATTCTGTAGGTCTACACGGACTGTTTCGCCATCGTGAATAACAACCGCTTCTTCATTAGAAACGTCATCCGTTACAACCGAATCATCATCATGGACAAACGAGTCGCCGTCGCCGGGTGAAGTGTAATGAATAATCACCTTAGCCATTATGCAGGCCCTCCGTCTGTAATACTCCAGCTATTCGGCGGATCGGTCAACACCAGGCGCGAGGCTGCGTCAGTGTAGGTGCTATTCCCACCGTGGAAGGTCTGACCCGAGTTCAATGTTAATAGCGCCCATGCCGCCAGGATCCTATCGTAACAAGCAGTCGATAGCGTCGTCTGGTAAAACATGTTTGTGAAGTTCGCCCCCGCGCCAACGTCCCAGGTATCTGCAGCAATGTCGACCGTGCCGGCTGCAGTAAGCAGTCGGAATGTCTCTCGAAAAGACAAGCATTTAGCTGTGTCCCATCCCGAAACTACCGGGGCCGTAAGCATCCCAGAACACGAAGAGAACGCAAACGACATATCCAACACTTCCCCGGTGTCCCACCCGGAAACATCCGGACACTCTTCCATACGCGTGTTACTGCGAAACATTTGCGCTATGTTAGTAGCTTTGGCGGTATCCCAATTTGACGTGTCCGGCGCTGTGACCATGAAAGCGCAGTTATTCATGAATAGGGAGAAGTTCTCGACATTACCAACATTCCATCCGGACGTATCCGGCGCTGAGGTCATCCCGGTGCAACCGGACCACATGTTCGCCATGCTCTCGACAAGTCCCGTATCGAACCCGCTTGTGTCCGGCGGCGACACATTGGCCGTATTACTCTCAAACATGAAGCTCATGTCCGTAACCTGCGACGTATAGGCATTTCCTGTTGCTGTAACAACCAACTCTGTACATCCACGGAACATTCCCGAACAACTTAATCGCCCAACATCGCCCCAGCTTTTTAATTCCTTCAGTTTTAGCTTGTCCCCCGAGTTGTTAACCCAGACATGGGGCAAAGATCCCGTAACCGTAATTTCGTGCAACCCCGCATCCGCATATTCGTGCGCAAGCAAAGGATCGTTATAGGAGGTAATCGTATTCTGGACTCCGTCGCCCCAGTCGAAATCGGCGTTATAGACGCCCACATTCCCGCAGGGCAGCGTGAACGTCTCATCCGTCCCGGTCGTTTCTACAACAAAAATGAAACCTTGCAACTCGGCTACTTCGATAGATAGCGGCTGATCGTCTGTCTGCCCATCGCTACTTGATGCACGCACCGTGAAATTGTAGGTAGCCTCCGTCGATCCGCACGTCCCGGAGAGTAAACCGCCTGAACTAAGGGAGAGCCCCGGAGGTAACGGACCGCCTACCAAAGTCCAGACGACGGGCGTGTCACCACCGGTGGAGGCAAGCTGCTGGCTATACGCGCTGTCCAGCACTCCATTTGGCAAATTCGTAGTCGTGATCTCCAGCACCTCCCAGACTTGCAAGGTTGGGGCGCATTCAGTCCAGTCGGTGTCGTCGTCTGTTACACGGATCGTTAAGGCGTTCTGCGAAACAGTTGCTGGGTCGGAACCGGACACCTCACCCGTGGAAGCGTTCAGCGTCAGGTCGCCGGGGAGCGTCCCGGACTCCAAGGTGAAAACGTATGGGGGCGTGCCGTATGTCGCCTGCGCAAACTGGGAATAAGGCACCCCGACATAGGCATGGTTCAGGTGGATGTCGGCACAGTTCAATGCCAACGCGATCTCGACCGTAAGCACGTAAGCCTGCTCGTCCGCCTGACCGGTAAGGTCCGTCAGTCGAACCGTAAAACTGTAGTCGTCTGGCGGCGAGCCAACCATCGCAGAAGCGATCTCGCCCGCCTCTGTCAGTACGAACCCAGAAGGTAGGGTACCTGCGACAATGGAAAAAACATAAGGCTCTTTGCCGCCCGTATACTGCACTGCATCCGTGATTAGCTCCAAATAAGAACCGTCGACCTGCGCGTCCGGAAGAGTCGTCCGCGTAATCTCCAGCGGCTCGACAACTTCCATATTCAGCGTACAGGGCGCCGTGTTCCCATCGTCGTCGGTAACAAGGAAGTCGTGAGACGTAATCCCGACAACTGTCGTCGTTCCGGAGATCTCGCCAGTTGCCCCGTTCAGAGACAGCCCCAAGGGCAACGTTCCAGCGGTCTGCGTGAAAGCGTAGGGTAACCAGCCGCCAGACGCTCGCAAGAAATGACTGAGCGCCACGCCATTTACCGGATAGGCTGGGCCAGCACAATTGAGCGCCAGAACCGCAGGAGCGTCTACATATGCCGTGAAATCCTGGACTGGCTCGCCAGTATCACAATACGCCAGGCCTGGCTCTGTATAGGTCACACGGGCGACGTCCCCAAGATCCACGCCTGGGACAATGGTGAGCGTCACCACGGGCTCTGTGATAACCGCAGATACCGCTACAGGGCTCCACGTCTGCCCGTCGTCGTCGCTCACCTCAACCTCTATGCCGTAGGGCGACACCGCAGCACCATCGGCCGCAATGCACGCCTTGAACACCATCTCGATAGTATCGGGAGCATCGAAGGCAATAGACTCCAGAGGAGTAGATAGCGGCCCGCCTACGTCGAAAGCGCTCCCCGACGTGTGGACGCATACGCCGTTCGGCCCCCACTGCTGAAACCCAGGGCCTACGAACCCGCCCTTACGCATCAAGACCGGTCCACGAAATTTCGGGCATTTCATCGTCGCGAGTCTCCGCGCTTAACCATCGTGCAGTGTTCCGGCAGGAGTAGACTCAGCTTCTCTCCGGCGTGCACAGAATGTGACCCGCCCATCTCCAGCTCTGCGAACAGGTCCGGGTATTTTCGCCTGGCAATCTCGTAATCGATCATCGTCCCGAAGGAAAACGCCGCTGTAAGCTCGTCACCATCCACCATCGGATTAGCGTCGCCAACCCGCAAAGCCTCGCTGTCTCGCCGTTGCTCATTCCGGCGCAGGCTTGCGGCATCGTTGGTGACAGTCTCGATATAGATGTTCGTTGGGCTGTGCGCGTCACGATGGACCGTCTTTCGCACGCGCCCATCGTTTCGGAAAGTATATTTCATCAGGCAACCTTGATTAGATGCACTGCAATTGCAGGCCGGGCGTAATCGCTGGCCAGAATCTCGCGCTCTTCATGAGGACCAAGCTTGCAGTCAGACAGGAACATTGTAGTTCTACGTTTGTGGTAAACCCTGACGCGCTCCCCCAGCTGTAATGGTGCCGCCGCAGAAGCGCGCCTGGGAAGGTCAACTTCACGCTGTACCGGGGCTTCGTCTTTCTCGGGTTGGTCTGCCATGGAGGTTGCCTCGCCTGGTTGTTTAGGGTCTTGCTGTGCTCGTGATTTCGGCGGAATCTTCAGCGCTTCTCCCAATGACATTCGTTTAAGGCGGGCGTACATAGCCGGCGCAGATATGCCGACGCGTTCTGCCCACTTCGGCACGCTCAAAGTTTCCTCGCCGTGCGTAAGTTTGCTCATTCTACCTCGTTAAAATTAAAAAGCCCTCTTCCTTGAGGGCCGGCTTTGGGTTTACGCCACCGTGGCTGTGCCTGGCGCCAGGTCCGCAATCACAGTGACCGCATGGGTTGCTGCCGGGATGAAGGCGCTATCCACAAAAAGCACCTCTGCGTCATACAGGCCATCCTCGGAGAGAGACTTAGTGTCAAAGTCATGGAGACGACTCAGCAGCGGGTAGCGGGTGTCGACAAACAACAGCTCGCAAACGTCCTCCGGAGTGCCATCGGTAGAGTCGTAAACCTCCATCTGGCGATTCGGCACCAGCGTAATGGCCCCGAACGAGCCGATGAACAGCGACACGGCCGATTGAGCAGTGACGCCAGTGGCACGAGCACCGTTACCCTCGACCGAGGTCGTCCTGTTGGACTGCGCAACCTCCGTCTGCATCGTCGCAACGCGAGCGGTCTTGTCGAACATAAAGTCCGAGAAGTTCTCGATCATCTCGCCAATCGCGTGGACCTGATTGAAACGGGCGCCGTTGTCCCAGCCAATGCGTAGGGCCTGCTTAAACATGGTTAGCGTCATACCTCTGGCGAGGCCGGCTGTCGGAGCGGTCGTCGGGATGCCGCCAGCGGGGTCGCTCAGAACAGCATCGGCACCACCGGTACCACGTTGCGTACCGTGGATAGCCCAGGTACAGGCGCCAGCCATCAGGGGGCCGACTCTATTAGCTGGATCAGGGTCATCCACTTCGGCGGTAGCGGCATTGCGGGAAACAACCGCAGCCTCTTCATCCAGGCGTAGCTCCTCGCCCGCGTCCATCAGCTGACTGAGAAACTCGTCGTCGTCGTAGGTCAGCTGAACGTCCCGGCCACGCTGGGAGGTTCTGATCACCTTACCCATCTGCTGGCAATAGTTGCCGTACCGCAGTCCATGTGCCGAATTATCCACAGTCGCCAGGCTCTGGTTCTCGTACAACCTATTGGTGCTGCTCGGTGTCGCCAATACCTTGTCGGTGAACTCCTTTTTGATGTTATGGGCAGTTCCACTGCTTATACTATCGATCATCGGGAGATCAACAGGCGAAATGTTGAAAAGACGAGGAATAATATCCTCGGAAATGAGGCCGCCGGACTTAACGGCGGCGAGATCTAGTGCTCTGGCCATTGTTACTTACCTTTGAAGGGATGCTCCTACAATGGCACGCGCTGCCGCCAGCTTGTCGCTTGCCCTGCCGGTTTGACGGGCACGGGCGGTAAGCTGATCGGTTTGTTTATCGGAGATAGTCTTGCGTCCAGGGCCTCCTCCAGGGCGCATCACCGGCTTAGGCGCGGCTCTCACCTTGCCTTTCGCCGTCGATACCTGTTTGAGGTGCTGGCGGTACAGCCAGGCGTCGCGAGCAACAGCCCTAGGGGCCGCTGCAACAATGGATTGAAGCTGTTGAGGCGTAAATCCCATCGAGATTAGATACTCGCTAATCTGTGGTTCCTCTTCGCGAAACACTTTTGCGCTCTGCCACTCGGGCACCATCTGGACGAGCCGCTGATTCTCAGCAGCGACCATCTGTTGGTGGCTTTGCGCCTGGACTTGCTCATGGTTTTGCGTTGCCGTCTTTAGCTCAGCTTCGGCAGCACCATAAGCGGCGGAAAACTTCTGCCTCAGATTGGCTGCCTGGCCTGGATTTTCGGCATCAAGCTTTTCCCACGGCTGGGAGTTGTACTGCGCTTCGATACCGACCAGCGAACGCTGGGCTTTGTTGACTTCCTCCGATACCCCGGCGAACCCCTGCGTGAGCTGCTGTTGCTGTGCGTACAGTTGCTCGTATCGGGCCTGCAAATCGGCGCGTGCCGTGTTTATCTCAGCTTCGGATTCTGCAACAGCGTCATAATTCTGTTTGATATCGCCCAGGCTCCGGGTCTCCCCTTGATTACCAATAGGCACCATCAGCGAATCATATAATTCTGTTACTTCCCACCCTATGGCGTCCGCTAGCTCGGTTGGCTTGTACTTCAGGGCTTTATCGCCCGTCTCGCCACCTTTACCAGTTTCTGCCGCTGAGATTTCAGCCGTTGAATCAGTAACGCCTTCGCGGCTCTCGCCAGCGTCATTATCGGGCTGTGCCATCGCCTCGCCTAAGCCTTGGCTCTCGCCGCTTTCGGTTTGCGAATCGTCCAGCGTCTCCGCTGGAATAGTGGCAGGATCACGCGGAGGGGCGCCCATGGCGTCGAGCTGCGCGTGGAGCTGCTCAGAAAGTGCTGCGTTTGGCATTGCTCATACCCCAGTTGTCTATTTCCCCGCTCTCGCGGGAGTTGCGCCTACCCTGTTGGGGGCTGGCTTGTTGATCGAGACGGAAGCCATTTGCTTTTCCATCTCGAACGTTAATTCGTTCAGTGATTTCAGGCTGTACGCCAAATATTCTAGCCCGGTCTCGTCAGCCGGGTGCACACGCTCGAACGCACTATAAATCCGCGCGCGGATCGCCGAGACAGCGCTTTTCCAGACCTGGCTTTCAACGATCTGTTCTGCTGTAATCATTGCGCCCCTCGGAGGGCGACGACGGAACCTGTAACTGCCTGGAGTCTGTCGATTTCCGCCTGGCTTTCGTCGGCATCGGCCTTTTGCTCCAGTTCGGCCAGGTTGACCTTCTCGCCAAACATGCTTAGGAGATTCTCCATTTCGGCGCGCTGGTTGCGTCCCTCTTCCTGGAGCTCGGCAATCGCCTGGCGGTTGTCGGCCTTGAGCTGCTCGACGCCAAGCAGGAGATTATGCTGGAATTGCATTTGCTCCTGCTGCTGTTGCTGAGCCATCGCTTGCTGTTGCTGAGCGGCTTCCGCCTGTTGCTGCTGGGCTTGCTGTGAGGCGTCAGATTTCGGATTCAAAAAATACTGCTGTGGATTAGGCAGCCCGGCGAGCTGGGCAAGATCCACACGGGCTTGGTAAGCGCTGTCGAGATCAAACAAGATCCCGTTGAGCCCCTTTTCTGCGTCTGCGTCTTGCTGCTGGATCACAGAGTTAAGCGCTCCTGCTCGACGCCCACGCTCTCCAACGCTCATCCCCGTCGCAAGTTCCAAGTCTTCACGCATCGGCCAATCGGCAGCCCTCGTCTCCGACCACCCGGTGCTGCCGGGTAGCGTGAGGGGCTCCTGCTGGTACTGGCGCAGAAGGCTGTGTAGCTTGCTCCACATGGTCTTCACCAGCGTCTCGCAAATATTCTTTGCGACATAAGCGTTGAGCTGTTCCACCGCGCTCATCATGCGCTCAAGCGACCAGTCGCCGCCCTGGCCAAGTGCCTGTGCCCCGGAAGTCATATCCACGGCGCCGCCGCCCTTGTCGGACCTCATCTGGTCGAGATATTGAATCAGCGAGAAAGCCTGCGGCGGTATGTCATCACCCGGTATGGGGAACACACCGGCAGCAGTTCGGCAGCGGATATTCCCACCCATCTGCGAGGTTTGGGCATCATCCTCGTTGGCATCGCCAATGATCAGTCCCCTGGTCTGCCGCATTGCGCGCTTGGTTGTGTCCCTGACCGCCCGCACCATATCGGTCTTTGTATCCTGGATGTCGCGGAGGCGGTCGAACAGGCTAACGCCCTGCCAGTCGTAAGTGCCAAGATAACCGACGCCAGCGCAAAAAGGCTGTTGGTCCCACGGCTCATTTCTTAGGAGCTGATCAGTCCCGTTACTGCCGCCTGCCGTCAATACGCGCCGAAGCTCGGCAATGCCATCACCATCAAAGTCCACTTTGTAGTAGCTTTCACACACATCGATAAATTCGGTGCTTGGGTGGCCAGTCTCCAGTGATCTGCGCGGATCAGTCTTGTCGGTCAGCCGGCGACTAAAAGAGGATGTCTCTGATAAGCTCTCTACCATTTCCCTGTCAATGCCCAACTCGATCAACTCAGTCCGTGACACCGGGCGCAGGTGGGCAAGGAAGCGTGCCTTATCCAGGTCACAACTAGTCGCATCCGCCGATACCAACAGCTCCTCTGGGGGGATAGCGTCCAACCTGGGCTTGCTGCTCTTGCGGTAGCGCCTGGAGGTCAATACCGCCGTACCACTCTCCTCGTCCAGCTCCCCCTCAACAATGTCTATCTGCTCACCTTCGGCTGCCTGCATCACGTAGGGCAACATCTCGAAGGGCACGCCCTGCGAGGTGGCATACTCGACTTCCTTCCGCTCTTCCCACACAACCTTAATCGCGCCGCCACCGAAGAGCATGATGTCTTTGATAGCAGTTCCGAGCGCCATGTAGGCACCATTTTTTGCTGCCACATGGTTGACCGCTCTCGTTTCCAAAGACGCACGGTCCTCGTCTTCCTCATCGAATGGGGTGAACTCCACCGGGGAAGAGCCGGAAAACGCCGGAAGTATTTCGGCAGACACCGCATACACCGCATCCTGTACGTCGGTGCTGACGATGCTGGACATGCCCTGGTCCAGGTCTTCCTCGCAAGGGGGCGGTGGCAGCTCGCCGTTAAAGTATTTCAGCGCCAGCTCTCGCTCAGCCTTGGATTCGTTGTTGCACGCCAGCGCGAAGGTTACTTCCTCGTCAATGGCGGCTAGTAGATCGGCGTCTGTCGTTGATGCTGCGGGCTCCGAGGCGGGATGGCAAGACGCTGCCGCGTGATCCGCTGGTGATCCGCTGTGAGCGATTGATTGGTCCGGTAGACCGGGATAATCCAGCACGCTTGACGTCCTCTTCTGTGGTGGCGAAGGTCCGCATCCCATCCGCCGCATGCGAGCACCAGTCATGCACCGGGCTCGCCTTTAATGCGCCTAATTTATCATTGTAGTCGGCGCGGTACAAAGAAAGCGCTAACCGGCCTCTACTCACGCGCTGGCCCCTGGCGCTGTCATCGCTGTGGAAGTAGACCAGCGGGAGCAAGCTCCGAACGGCCTGGATACCATCCATCACTGCTCGACTGTCCTTGGGCCGGGGCTGTCGCTCGAACCGTATACCGTGCTGCTCTGCGATGGCTACGCGGTTGAGCCCTCCAGCCGCGCTCCAGTCCTGATTGGCAACGTCGTGGGGCGCCAGGTGCTTGTAGTACCTGTACAGCTTCCCCCTCAGCCACGCGGCATAAAAGTCGATCCCGACACCCGAGGACTCATAGTAATCGATAGCTGCCCAGGCATTTCCCCGGTACGGCATCATGATCCATATAGCTGTGGCGTCGCTAACCCCGATGTCCCATCCAGTCGTGACCGCTACAGACGGATCGTAATCTATCGCGAGGACGTGGCCGTCGCGTTCGCCCTGCTCCAGGATGTCGCCGTAGTAGGCGCCCCTAATGGCTGCTGTGAAAGAACAATCGAACTCCTGCGCGTAGGCAGATTCCGACATTTCGCGCCGTGCCGCTTCCAGCTCGTCAGTATTGATCAGCCCGGTATCGCTCGCCCGGAACATAAACCGCGCCCATCCTGGGGCGTGCGCTGCCTCTTCCCAAAGCTCGAAAAACGCGCCCTTGCCGGCAGGCGTGGCGATGAACATCGCCCAGCCCATACGGTCGGAAAGCATCGGTCTAACCACGTGGCTCCAGGTCTGCGGCGCCATCTGCGGTACTTCGTCCATGATCGCGCCGTCAAAATATCCACCACGAAGGGAATCGGGGTTATCTGCGCCATATAGCTGGATACGCGAGCCAGTGGGAAAGTCAACCCTCAGCTCGGACTCATTGATGATTAGGCCGGGGATGGCCCGAGTAAAGGCTTTCAGGTAATCCCAAGCAATATTCTTAGCCTGCACACGCAGTGGGGCAATATAGGCATACCGACAGTTCGGCTTAGAAGGGGCGGCGGCTGCGTGAATGAGTCGCTGAAGGGCGGCGACGGTCTTGCCAGCTCGGCGGTGGGCGACTACAACAACGAATCGCGCAACATCCGGAGCGAAGAGCGGCATAAAGATGGGCCGTACTTCAATCTCCAGGCGGATGTCGCTCATATCATTCGGCGTGCGGGACTACCTTGACCACAAGGGTATTCTCTTGCTTCACGTCTTGGCGGGACCTCTCCATGCGTCCGGCTCTGGTCTGTTCCCACCATTTGATCGCCGCCATCTCGCCGTCCCGCACAGCACGTTCATAGAGCGTATGGGAAACAGCCACCTCCGCCTTTGCAATACCCCGCGCGTAGGCGGCAGCAAATCGCGCGTTATTTTTCTTATTTCTTTCGAGCGACGCTAGCGTAATCCCCAGCACGGTAGCAATCTTATCGCGAGTCAATCCATAGCCGGCTAGCGTTTCTGCCTGGCGATACTGCTCGTCTGTCAGGATTATCTTGTTGTGTCCGCCGCTAGGCATTGCGACCGCCAGCCGTATCAGAAGGATGTAGATCCGCGCTGCTGTTGTGATCGCCGCGCCCTGGCTGTGGCTGCGCTGCGATTTCTACGCGCATGGGCCGCCCTTTGCCTTGCATTGTTAGCTCCCCGATATTGTCCAGAATTTGCCATTGGTCACCTTTTCTCGCACAGCGCTGTGCGTGTATACCGTTACCGCCGTTCACCGTGAAAAACTGGCTTTCCAGGTCCGTCAGCCATGTTTTGTACCAATCAAGCAACCCTGCGTCATTCTCGACCACAAAGTTCTCAATAGTGGATGTTGAGCGCAGGTTGGCAGACCCAGTTATAACATAGGATGCGCCACCATCCATCTCCATCAATGTCACTTTCCCGTGTGTGCGAACAACGGAAAACTGAAAGCGCCCGTTGTCCAGCTCGTCATAAACTGCTTGGACCAGACCATCATGGCCTCGATTGTGTGCATACCAGTAATCCGACAGCATCAAGTGCGTATCGCCCACATAGTCGCCGGCTTGAATGTTCTTTAGACTTTCTATATTCGCCATATTCAGGGAAAGCGACATAACCCACAGGCACGCAATTTTCTCATCAAGATGAACGGCTATAGCCTCGGCCAAGTCGCCATAGATAAATGTCCCTGGGACAACAACA